ATAAGGAAAAAATGTAATGCCAGAATCTAAAGATTTTTTCGATATAAATAATATTCATCCTATAAATATTATTTTCATAATCTATTTGATATATCAATTCATATATAAAAATAGATCGCAGATAGGGACTTTTCTTAGGAGATATTATAAAGGTGAAAGTGCTGAAAAGGAAATAGAAAACTCTCAACAGAATGAAACTGAAAATTCTTCAACACATACACAGAACGATAATACTGATAGATATATCAGTCATAATTCTAATAGGGTTGATGATATTATAAATAAAATGGACTTTCTTTCAAAAGAGTTGGAACGAATAGGAGAAGTACAAAATAATATAATAAATACTGTAACGAAAATAGAAACAGATGTTAGTACTGTTAACCATACTATGAATTCCCAATTAATAGGCTTTACAGATAGAATAGACTTTTTATTAAAATCTGATATGGAAGATAAAAAAGCATACATAACCGATAACTATAATAAATACTATTATAGGTATAAAAAAATTGATATGTATACGTTGGAAACCATGGAAAAAATATATGACATATATCTTCAAGAGGGTGGAGACTCATTTGTTCAACTTATGATGACTAATATCAGAAAACTTGAAGTTGTTAGAAACCTTGATGAATTTGATAATGTAAATTAAATACCGAAATTATGATAACTAGAGAATATTTGGATTAGTATCCGTATTCTCTAGTTATCATAATCTTTTATATTAAAAACCATTCAGTGTATCGAATATACCCATATCCAACTCTTCAGTATAATCGTCTTCGACAATACCATTTGGGGTATTATCAAAATGATTATCGCTATCCATATTACTTCTATGTAATTTCATAGAATCTTGTTGTGAATTTGCTATAGCATTTCTTAATATATCTTCGTAATTAAGTATTCTTTCTTTTTCTTCCTCATCTTCCATTGATACAACAACTTCATTTGGAAGAACTCCTCTGGCTCTTTCTGATGTAATAATACCTTGATTCTCTTCGAATCCTTCATATAAATCAGTTTTATAAAATCCAAAATATGCTAAGTTATTTCCATGAGTATAAATATACATTGCAATTAGATAAGACATGATATTATCATCATGTCCACCTGGTCTTGCTTCTATTTTACCTGATGGGGTTCTTATTAATCCTGCAATATCATCAATAATATAAGCAGTAACGAAATCTTCATTATTCTCTTCTATTCTTCTTGATAGTATTGCAAACATCGTTTCCCTCGACTTACCAGATGTATAAACACCATATGTAGTTTTTATCTTAGACTTAGCTTTAAGCATTGACTCTACAGTTTCCGCTTCTCTCATTTTAGCTTCTACTAAATCTCTATCCCTATCAAAATACAAGTTATTAGCAATTCTTGACTTATTTAATAAGTGGTCAATTATACTATCACCAACATGGTTCCTCTCTATACATACTATAGCTCTTGGAATATATTCCAATACCAATGTTTCTATTAGGTTTTCATAATCCGTTTCTCCAATATACGGAGATTTAAACTCTGCTACAGGTCTTACTGTATAAGGGTTTAGTATTGTAATAGCATTATTATCTGAACTTGTACCTGTCGAACAGTCTATACCTACTATATACGGAATATTTCGTTTTAAAGGTTCATATATATCAAACATAAAATATTCATTGATAAATAATTGATCAACAGGCTCATGTTTAGAGCTCATTATAAACTCTATAGACTCTCTTGGATATGGTGATAAATCTGAACCATGCATTCTCTGTAAGAGAATCTCTCTTCGTACGGTAAGCATATTACCAATTTTGTCAGATATATTCTTTAACCATTCATCTGTAAGTCCTATTTGATTATAATGATATTCTATGTAAAGTATACCATTAGATCTATTAGCATCTAATAGTTCTTTAATTTCTGTATATGTCTTATCGTAAAATGAATCATGCCATTTTACAGTTTTATCAAGAATTGATTGTGCTGCAACTCCTGGTTTAGTATCGAGATCTCCAGGCGTACATGTAAATATTCTTGCACTTATTGCGTGATTTTCCAAAGATTTTCTATGAGAAGTTTCAAACGTTGACACAGAGTTTTCCACAATTACATCTATATATGGAGTAAACTCCGGCTCATCAAAATGAAGTATAGATGCACTTAGACCTCTCGCTATACTTAATGCACTATCGTATGATGTTGCCTTAGGTTTAACAATAATTGTATTGTTATTAACTGGGTGTCTATACATAGTAGCATTATTTCTAGCCTTGACAACTTTTCCATCTTCTTCCACATATGATTTAAACCTCATATATTCCGGTAAAGCATCTATTATATCTCCAGTTCTTCTAAGATTAGCTTTTGCAAGTTCACTATCTTTATTAATAAAAATAAAAGAAGAGTTTGCTGTTCCGAAATTGTATATATAAGATTCTATTGCAAGTGCTGATATAGTTTTACCTTGCTGTCTTGGTAGGTTTAACCATGAATCTAAATTATGTAATATACACCAAGCCTGAGCAATATTACCTCTATTAGCTTTATACCTGACTCCGGTAGCAGCACCAGCTTCTTTAATAATCACAACTTCTCTTAAAAAATACCACGGATTTACAATACATTCCGTAATAACTCGGGATATTTGTTCCTTGGTTAATGTAGATTTACCATTCTCATCACATGCGTGTGGGTTTATATTTATTAACGAATAGTCTACTATCTCCAACATAAAATACCAGTTATTAACACCAATTGTTTTTAAGTCTTTCGCAAGTCTCACAAATGACGCATTAGAAGTAGCGAAATCGTAATATTTATTTTTATATTTTTTTATTCTATTGCTCATTGTATCTACCCTCGGTTACATAAAAAAATATTCAATTATAAATTTTATCAATTTTTCGAACAAAAATCGACATTAGCCAAAAATATGTGCGGTTATAAACAAGATATCTTAGGATATGATCGGCAAAGTGTGGAAGAATTATCTGTTTATAATGACACGATATATTAGCTAATGTCGATTTCTGCTTTTTAAGTTAATAGGCACAATTTTGTACATACATTTGCAAATTGCACACTTATCATCCTAGGTATGATAAATGACATATTTTATCTAGGAATTACACAGCTTGTGCCATACTGCTTACCCAATAATTTAAAAAATAGATATGTGTGATATAAGAGAATAATATATACGATATTTACACGATAACGTTAACAGTGACAAAATAACTAAAATAATAAATTATAATCTCTTTAACCAAATACACTCAACTTTATATAGTCAAATAAAAATAATTATTATCAAAAGGTATTCTTATCTAAAAATGCTATTATCTAAGTAAATATCATAATAGGCAGTGATATCAAAATGATATTAACTATATCACACTTATTATATCTATTTTTTAAATATATGTATAATACTAATATAATTAATTAATTAAAATATAAATTAATTAATCTCTCAATCTCATCTGGGTCTTTAGTACCTATTAAGTAACTTTGAGAAGTAAGCACATCTCTAACTGTATCAATTAATTCGTTCTTATCTATAACTTCATTATGCTCACTCAATATTTTAGAAGATATTTCGTCTATTCTATTAATCATAAATCCGTCAAAATCTGATACCATTAACGCCTTATCATCTACAATATATTCATTAATATTATTTGCGTTATGATATGACAACTCATTATCCTCTTCAAAGAATTCTATTCCATAACCGAGTGATTTGAGTAATACATTAAATATTTCAGAGGTTCTTGAAATATAAGTATCATCAAGAATACTTTCCATATTATCAGGATTTAATAACATTTTAGCAAGGTCTTTTCTACCTTTGACAGAGGTTCTATATAGTGCATTGAATATTGCAATCTCGTCAGATTCTTGACCGATTGAAAATACAATTGTCTCATATTCACCAAATCTTATAGCAGTTGAAGAGTACTTGTCTAAGTGAGCCTTTGATTTGTAACTTCTTTCAGGTAATCCTTTAGAATTTACTGCTCCCATATTACGTGCAGAAAATCCTTTCTTAGAAGTTTGCTTAAGTTTTAATACATACATTTTCGAAATTCTATATCTATTCAATATAGGAATTTCTCTTCCCCATTTATATTTATAAACGATATCATCATTTAACCAATCATATTTTTTATAAATATTAAGTAATCTATAGAAGATAGGTATTTTTTCTTGAAATGGTAAATCTCTCAATAATATCCCATTACCATGTGTAATTTCTTCCATATATGCTTCTTTTTCTTTCTTCGATAGGGATTTATATATCTCTTCACTTTCTTTACCATAATCCTCATCAAAGTCTTTAAGAAACGTAAATAATACTTTTTCTTTTTCTTTAAGTTTATCAAGAGTTCTTAAATATCTCTCACACTTAGTAGCCATCCAGTTATTACATAATTCTATCAGTGGATATGCAGTAGTTCTATTAATGATAGCTAATAGGTTAAAATACATGTCTGCGTGTACTTTATTACCATCTTCATCATAATAATATGGCATTTGTTCATCTGGGATTATTTTACCAACAACTGTTTTATTACCATATCTGGGGGTAAACTTTTGACCAAGTTCTACTGATACTTCATTCATTATTACTATATCCAATACGATATTATTAAATGATGTATCCCCTTCTTTCCATTTACTCTCAGTATTTAACATATCTTTAGCTTGTTTATAAAGATAGTCTATATCCTTAGTATATTTAGAACCTGACTCGATTATCTCTTTACATGTTTTACGTATCTTCTCCCAATATTTATTTTGATAGTTGTAATACTTCAGAAGGTCTTTATTAAAGGTATTCTCTTCAATTTCAGTATTATTGTAATATATAGTGTAATCTAAAATAACTCCGCTTCCATGATATACTTCGTCACCTTCAAGTATCTTACTGAGATTATCTGTTCTAAAGTCAAATAAAAGCTGTTTATTAAACTTTCTTCTCGATGCTAAAACAACCCCATCTACCTTACTCCCTATATCTGCTAAGGTCTTATAATTATTTTTATCCCCAAACATATTTAGTAGAAAATCGTTGTTGTTTATAGATACTCTATATGTAAATACTTCAACGTTACCAAATTCCTTAATAAATCCTTCTCTTATACCTGCTGCATCTTCATATGTTATCGGAGATAGTGTATACATTATATTGGCATTCTTACCATATCTATAATTACAATTCTCATCATATGATTTAGTTTTATATAACACGGTGTCTTTATTTATAATATCTCCCTCGTTATATTTATCCATCTCTGTGCAATCATACTCATATCCAAACATCTCAGATAGATCTTCTACAGGATATCTGTTAACAACTGAATATGTATCATTATCTCTATCATAAGTAAATAATTGATATACTACCGGATTAGTTCCAAGTTCATTAAATAGTTTCTCGAATTTAACAACTTTCCTGTACACTTCTACATTAGATTTAGTCTTATAATACGAATCAGAATTTTCTCCAACGACATTTTCTGCACCAAAGAATGTCTTTGGGAAATCTGGATTACTTAAAGTTAAAAATTGTGCAGTATGAGAATTGAACATAGTAGTTCTCATACTGTTATTATATCCAGGATGTGTCAATACATCCCTACCCATTAACGATAACCTCTTATCGTTGTCTTCAGTACTATTCTCAAGTATATCTTTATTCACTTGAAGAAGTTTCTGTTTTAAATTGCCTTTTTTGTTATCCATAAGTAATATACTTCCTTTCCATTTTAATATTATTTAATAGATATATCTCAAATTAATAATATATTAATCTATAAAAAATTTAAGGAAAAGTACCCAAAAAAATAAATGGTTATAAGTATTATTAATTAA